ATACATCTCAATCAAAAATCATTTTACTAAACCAAACTATGACTATTTAAAATATAATGGTAAGGTAAGGGCAGGGGAAAAAAGTTTCTATTCCAGAAAAGATAGATTTTGGTTTGAAAAACTATCAAGACAAAAAAAGGATAATGAAATTTTAGATTTTTTTATTTCCAATTTTGTTTCTTCAAATGATCCACAAACACTTTGGATTGGTGAAATTATTCGTGATGGAAATAGTGTTTATTCTGATTGGATGAAAAAAATTCAATCACTTTCTTACATTTTTAAAGAAGAAAGTCAATTATTGTTCGATGGAAATAATGTTGATGAAATTTTTAATTGTTCCAAAGGACATCCTTTAGTTCTTAAAAGTTTTTTAGGAGGAAAAATTAGTCTTGAGACATTGGTAATTTACGATAAAATATTTTTATTTCGAAATGTTTTTGATAAAAAACTTTTGGATCCAGTGTGGGAAACCGTCAGTTTAAAGATTAAAAAATATAGTCCCTTTCTAAATATTGATGTACTGCGTTATCGTAAAATTTTGAAGGAACTTGTTCTGGAGGACCAATGAGTTTTTTTGATTCTGAAGTCGTTCGCTCTGAAATGGCGAAAATTTCCGAATTGCAAGAAGAAATTTATGGAAGTGTCTTTAAATTTTCTTTTATGTCAAAAGAGGAAAAAATTAGACACGTAGATCTTCTTGAAGATCTTTTGAATACACAGCAAATTCTTTATACTCGTTTGAGTTTATCCGATGATCCAGAAGCACAGGAAATGAAGAAGAAAATTTGTCATTCTACGCAACTAATGGGACTTCCCGATGGAATTGATATAAATGTTATCTTTAACAATATGACACGAATGCTTAAGATGATGAAGGAACAGATTGACAAAACTAGTTCCGACCGCTAGAATAACAAGGTACACAAAGGCCAAATCCGTACAAAACACGAGGTAATCCAATGTCTTTTAACGATCTTAAAAAGCAATCTTCTCTCGGTTCGCTGACTGCGAAACTAGTAAAAGAAGTAGAGAAGATGAGTACAACTTCTGGGGGTGTTGATGAGCGTCTCTGGAAACCTGAAATGGATAAAACTGGTAATGGTTTTGCAGTTATCCGTTTCCTTCCTGCACCTGAGGGTGAGGAACTTCCTTGGGCAAAGATTTATTCTCACGCATTCCAAGGTCCTGGTGGTTGGTATATTGAAAATTCTCTAACTACCATTGGACAAAAAGATCCTGTTTCAGAACATAATCGTGAACTCTGGAACAGTGGCAATGATAAAGATAAAGAGATTGTTCGTAAGCAAAAGCGTAAACTTTCTTACTACAGCAACATCTATGTTGTAAAAGATCCTACAAATCCTCAGAACGAAGGTAAGGTCTTCCTCTTCAAGTATGGTAAGAAGATCTTTGATAAGATTATGGAAGCAATGCAACCTGAGTTTGAAGATGAAACTCCTATTAATCCTTTTGACTTCTGGCAGGGTGCTAACTTCAAACTGAAGATTGTAAAGAAGGATGGTTATTGGAACTATGATAAGTCAGAATTTGATCGAGTTGCACCACTCCTGAATGATGATGATGCTCTAGAATCCATCTGGAAGAAGCAATACTCTCTTACAGCAGTAACTGCTCCTGATCAGTTCAAGTCATATGAAGATCTTGAGAAGCGTCTCAAGTATGTTCTGGGTCAAAAAGGCACTCCTCGTATGTCTTCTGTTGAGGAAGAAACTGAGTATGATGAGTATACTGAAAATGTAGAAAATCGTGTTGTAGCAGAGTTGGAACAATCTTATGCCCGCTCTAAGTCTCCTTCACTTCCTGTCATTGAAAAGGCATCTGATGAGGATGAAGATGATGCACTATCTTATTTCCAAAAACTAGTGGATGATTGATTAGGAATATAATCTAATATTGTCTCCTCTCTTCAGGGTTCTACTTACATATTGAGTAGAACCCTTTTTATATGGCATAATTTCTTCCAGGTCATTGAGAACAACATTTAGGTATGTTGGTTTTAGTACAAATATATTTCTTTTATCGTCTTCTAATTGACTTTCATACTCATAGTTTGTAATAGGTTTCAATACACTTGTTGAAGGAATTTGTACGGTGGTTTCTAAATTGTTGTCATAGTATTGATAATAATAATTGGTAGATTCTATTAATGGTTCTGAAGATATAAATTCTATTGTTTCGTTTCCATTTAAATCTTGATCTGTATCAACAGTTCCATTGGGTGTGACTGTAAATGAAATTGCTTTTCCATCTTCTAAAAGAGATATTCCTACATCTTTAGTAATAAATGAACCATTTAAAGCATTATTTGAAAAACTACTTAATCTGATTGTAGATCCATCTTTTAAGTTAGGAATAAAATTTACTGGGTAAATTATAATATCCGTTGGATTTATATCAGGAGAAATAAGATTTACCTTAGTTTTAAAACTCTGAATAAATCCATTATTAGATTTCCATTGAGTTGGCATTTTAATTCCTGCAGGAAGAATTAAATTTCCTAAACTGTCTCTAATTTCTGTAGTTTCATAATGATGAATATCACTATAAAGTTTATCGTAGGACTCATATTTTTCTAACATTACTTTATCAAATACTGATTGTGGTAATGGCCACTCTGTTTGAATATTCAGTATATTGTTAGAAAGAAGAACTACCCAATCAAGAGTTTCGTCATTATAGATTTTGAACGCAACATTATCAGGTCTTTCATCTCCAATAATTTGATATTTGGTGAAGTATGAAAGATTTCCAAAAATATCATCACGAAGTTTTCCACGACGAAATAGATTCTTTACAGTTGCATATTCAGAGATCTGCCTTTGATTTGGATCTCTACTGACGTAATCAAAATCTGGAACTTGTCTGAAGTATGATGGCATTTTAGTAACCTATTATAGTTTCATCTTTTAGATCTTGATAATCTTTTTCTGTAACTGGTTCAAGTTCTTGGAATTGTAATGATAAATTATAAGATGTCATTGTCGCACTTTCATCATTAAAAGTCATATAAGAACCATCTGGCGTGTAATCAACACTACAAGATTGTAAAGCGCATATTTTTATTCTATTTAATGATGGATGATCTTTATCGGTTCCTCTGAGATGATATTTTATTTTAAATACATTTGGTGCTTTCACGAATAAATTAAAGTTAGTATTTTTAACTGACATATTTTGTTTAAAATATCTTATAATATACTTCACTTGTTCTGCTTCTTTTTCATCTCTTGGAGATAATCTGAAGGTGAAGTTAAAAGGTCTTAGTTGTGGACCTTGGAATAATAATTCTAAGTTTGGATTTAAAACAGCACCACCCATTCTGGATAAAAGACCACTAACTCCTACTGCTTTTCCTGCAAGAAAAAGTCTTACTGCGTTACTGATATCACTATTACTACCTGACTTAAATATAGTATCCAAATCTTTTAGAACTCTTTCTCCAGTTCCAGCAATATCTGATTGTGCTGCATATGAAACTGAAGCTGCATATGCTTGAAGTGAATTCAATTCTTCTCCACCCCATTGAACTGCATTTGTATCAGTGATTGATGGTTGAATAGGTAGAGTTACAGATCCTTTACCAGATCCAAATTTTCTAGGATCAAACCCTAATCTGGCATCAAAACTATCTTTTGTAGACTTACCTACGTTTAATCCCCTACCAACATACTCATACGCTATAAATTGTATAAAGTCTTGTTTATTATTTCTAATATTAGTTGGGTAAAAATAATGACCATATGATGTTCTTTGTCCAGAAGCATTAATTGTTGGTATAGGTATATTTTTTGGGTCATTCAAAGGTGTTGATGTTGAGGATGTTTGTGGTCCTCCTCCCCCCACTACAGTTGAAGGAAGATAGGGAGTTTGAGTTGTTCCGGTAGGTGGATTTGGATTTGCAGCGTTTCTAAATCCAGGAACTCCTAAATTTACTGCCGTCTGTGGACCATTGATTTGAAAATAATTTTTTCTCTGCTCATCAGAGATATCAGGTAAACTTGTTAGAATAAATTTTTCATAATCTTTTGGTTCTATTCCTATTGGTGATAATTGCGCCCCGGGACCAGAAGTTACTTTATATAACCCATCATTTGAATCTTTATTTGATTGTATAACTACTACTTCTCCTCCCACTAGATTTTTTTTATATACTACATAATTTCCAGTTTTTATATTTTGATCTATAATCATATTTTCTGTTACAACATTTCCTCCGGATCTTTGAACTGTAACTGGAAAAGTATTTCTTCTTATGTCCGGATCTCCTGATTTTGTTTTCCAAGCCATCAGAA